TTTACCAAATCCCAGTGATTATCAATCTGATTGGGATAGCAATCCTCCATCACCTAAAGATAATTTTGACCAGGAGAATGATTACTGGGATACAATGATAGCATTGAAAAAAATCAACGCAGGTGATGTAAGACAGGTTGTAACAAAAAGATTTTGGTCCCCAGGGACAGTTTATGATTATTACAGACATGATTATAATAGATCGAATACGGCTCAAATCTCTGGAGCAACCAATTTATATTCAGCATCTTTTTACGCAATAAACGAGGATTATAAAGTTTATTCTTGTCTTCAAAATGGAACTGACCCAGATAATCCAAACGGAAGACCATCATTGGATCAACCCACGTTTACAGATCTAGAACCAAGATCTGCTGGTAGCAGTGGTGATGGTTATATTTGGAAATATCTTTATACAATAAAACCAAGTGAAGTCATTAAGTTTGAAACGGCAGATTTTATTCCTGTTCCTGCAAACTGGAATACGTCAACAGATAATGCAGCAGTTAGAGATAATGCTGTTGATGGGTCAATTAAAATTGTTACAATCACAGATCGTGGAGTGGGTCTTGGAACAGCAAATGCTACTTACACCCGAGTTCCAATTAAAGGTGATGGAAGCGGAGCAGAATGCACGATTACAATTAACAATGACTCTAAAGTAAGTTCTATTACTGTTTCCAATCAGGGTTCTGGTTATACCTTTGGAAATGTTGATCTAATCGCTGGAGGAGTTCCAACTGGAACCACAAGACCAACCTTTGACGTTATTATCTCTCCTAAGGGAGGTCATGGAGATGATATTTATAGAGAACTTGGCGCATACAACGTTCTTCTTTATTCCAGAATTGAAAATGATAATGAAAATCCAGATTTTATAACTGGTAATCAAATAGCAAGAATAGGAATCGTTCAAAACCCAGAGGTTACCACTGGAACATTACTAACAGTAGATAAAGCAAGTGCAGTATATGCATTAAGATTGACTGGAGTTGGGTATAGTTCAGCAACCTTTACTGCAGACTCACAAGTAAAACAAACAGTTTCCTCCGGAACCACCGCTGTTGGTAGAGTAGTAAATTATGATCAAACTACGGGAGTCTTGAAATACTGGCAAGATAGGACAGTTTCTGGATTTAATACTGTTGGAACAGCACAAACAGATCCCACACATGGATTCAATATGACAAGATTTACTGCTTCACCATCTTCAGGTGGTAGTTTGACAATCATCCCATCAACTGGTTCAAATCTTTCTATTGATACTTCATTCACAGGTGTTAGCACCGCAATAAATAGTAGAACATATTACCTAGGTCAAACTTTCACAAACGGTGTTTCATCCCCAGAAGTGCGAAAGTATTCTGGAAATATTGTTTATGTTGACAACAGACCGGCGATTACTAGATCATCTAATCAAAAAGAAGATATTAAAGTCATTTTGCAGTTCTAAAGAATTATGCCTCAGCAAACGAATCTTAATGTAGCTCCATATTTTGATGACTTTGATCCAGCCAAAGACTATCATAAGGTGCTCTTTAAACCTGGGTATCCAGTTCAAGCGAGAGAGTTAACCACTCTACAATCAATACTGCAGAATCAAATTGAAAAATTTGGGCAGCATTTTTTTAAAGAGGGTGCGAAAGTTATTCCAGGAAATATTGGATATTCTCAACTTTATTATTGTGTTCAGTTAAATAATAATTTTCAAGGAGTTCCTGTCGCGGCTTATGCAGATCAATTAGTTGGTAAAAAAATTACGGGGCAAACATCTGGCGTCTCTGCGTTTGTGGCTAAAATTTTACTACCAATAGATTCTGAGAGAGGTAATTTAACACTTTATATCAATTATTTAAATTCTAGCACTTCAAATAATTCAACACAAATATTTTCTAATGGTGAATCTCTAATTTGTGATTCTGCCATCATATCTGGTTTACTAGGAAATACAACAATTACAGCGGGTAGTCCGTTTGCGGTTACTTTATCTTCAAATGCCACCGCAACTGGATCTTCTTTTCAAATTCAAGATGGCGTATATTTTGTACGTGGAAATTTCGTAAATGTAAAATCAGAAACTTTAATTTTAGATCAATATTCAAACTCTCCAAGTTATAGAGTTGGTTTGTTTGTATCAGAACAAATTATTAACGATACCATTGATGAAAGTTTAACCGATAATTCTCAAGGATTCAATAATTACTCTGCACCTGGTGGAGATAGATTAAAAATATCTGTCAGTTTAGTAAAAAAACCACTAACAGATTTAAACGATAATAGTTTTATTGAACTTGCAACAATTATCAATGGAGTTATTAAATCAAAAGTAGATAGAGGAGATTTGGGTGGTGGAGTTGGATATAAAGATTGGACTGATATTTTAGCAAGAAGAACATATGCAGAATCTGGAGATTATTATGTAAAAGATTTTGATATTAGTGTTTTAAACTCATTAAATGATAATATTGGAAATAGGGGATTATTTCAGTCTGGGCAGTTCACTTATGGGGGATCCGTCCCATCAGATAATTTAGCACTATATAAAATTTCTCCAGGTAGAGCTTTTGTTCGTGGTTATGACCTTGAACTCTTAACTCCAACATTTATTGATGTAGAAAAACCAAGAACAACAAAAACAATCGAAGATCAAGAAATCATTTATAATACTGGACCAACCTTGAAAGTTAATAGAGTTTATGGAGTTCCTGTTCTTGGTATTGGAAATACGTATGTTTTAAGTTTAAGAGACAGTAGAAGAGGTGTGGGAATAGCAACAGTTGGAAATGAAATTGGTCTCGCTAGAGTCTACGATTTTAGATTGGAATCTGGATCATATGATGCGACAAATTCTAATTTAAATCAATGGGCTTTGTCACTTTTTGATGTGCAGACTTTTACTAATATTACACTTAATCAAGCAACATCTTTAAGTATTCCAACTCGTGTGGAGGGATCTAATAGTGGTGCGACTGGTTTTATTAGACATGCAGTGTCTGCGGGGGTAGCAGTAACAGTTTATGATACTTCCGGAGAATTTATTGCGAATGAATCTTTAATTTTTAATGGTATTGCTGATGGAAGAATTGCAATCGCAGTTACCACACACTCACTCTCTGATGTAAAATCAGTTCATGGCACAAATAATGGGATTGTTGGTTTGGGGTCAACATTTTTAGGAGATATAGTTCAGTCCATCGGATTTAATGTTGGTGTCGCAACGATCAGTGCTGGCAGTGGCGGTATCAGCACAGTCTTTAGCACCAATGCATTATTTCCAGGGACAATAGTAAAGAGGAATAATTTAGTTCAATTCAGTAATCCAACAAATAGAGATATTAGTTTTGCAAAGATAGTTAGCGTTGGAACAAGTAGTGTTACGATAGAGGCAGTGACAACTGTTGCTGGAATTGCATCAGGTGATTTACCAACAACAACTCTTAATGCTACAGACTTTAAAATTTTAACCACAAAACTAGATCCATCATCAGATAAAACTCTTTACACAAAACTTCCAAAGAATAATGTTTCCTCTGTTGATCTTACTGATGCAAATTTAAGTATTAGAAAAACTTTTACGGTAAATATTTCTTCAAATCAACTTTCTGCTGTTGTCACTGCAGGAACTAATGAAACATTTCTACCATTTGATGAAGAAAGATATACATTAACTCGCTCAAACGGCGAAACTGAAACTTTAACTTCAGATAGGTTTGAATTTTTAGTAGGAAGCACACAGTTACAAATTCGTAATCTTGGCAGTAATGATACTGGCGCAACTTTAACTGCTACACTAAGAAAGGTAAAGCCAAAAGCAAAAGAAAAAATTAAAAACAGAGTTAACTCACTAATTATTGATAGATCAAAGTATACAGGATCTGGCATTGGGGCAACAACTTTAAATGATGGTCTAACATCTGGAAACTATCCGTTTGGAACAAGAGTTCAGGATGAGATCCTCTCACTTAATGTACCAGATATCATTGAAATTCATGGAATATTTGAATCAGCAAATACATCAAACCCATCCGCACCAAAAATTACTCTTTCCTCTCTTACAAGTTCATCCACAACTACAACAGAACTGATTATCGGAGAAACTTTAATTGGACAAACAAGTGGCACGGTGGCTATTTGTGTTGAAAAGTTATCATCATCACAAATCGCCTTCATTTATAAAAATGATAGTAGATTTAAAGAGGGAGAAACTGTATCTTTTTCAGAATCAAAAGCAAAGGGAGTTATCACCACTTTAGATTCTGGTAGTTTTGAAATTTCATCAAACTTTAAGTTTAATAATGGACAGGAGGAAACAATTTACAACTATGGCACGTTAATAAGAAAAAGTGATTCTGAAGAACCTTCAAAGAGGTTAAAAATTTACTTCTCAAATGGATATTTTGAGTCAACTGATGATGGCGATATCACAACAGTCAATTCATACTCTAGATTTGATTATTCTAAAGATTTACAAACTATTAATGGTAATGCTGTATCTGATATTATTGATATCAGGCCAAGAGTTTCTTCTTTTACCGTATCTGAGAATTCTCGTTCACCACTAGAATTTCTTGGAAGAACTTTTAGTTCGTCTGGAAATTCTGCCACTAATATTTTAGCATCAGATGAGTCAATTCTAACTACATTTTCATATTATTTGGGTAGAATTGATAGAATTTTCTTAACAAAAGAGGGCGTATTTCAAGTTAAATATGGTCAACCAGCAGAGAAACCAGAGAAACCAGTTTCTGTCGATGAAGCTATTGAAATAGCAACGATAACACTTCCACCATATCTTTATACACCAGAACAAGCATCAATTCAGTTTTTAGAGTATAAGAGATATCGTATGGTCGATATCAAACAACTTGAAAATAGAATTAGAAATCTTGAGTATTACACAACACTCTCTCTATTGGAAACCAACACTGCAAACTTATTTGTTCCTGATGCAGATGGACTTAATAGATTTAAATCTGGATTTTTTGTAGATAATTTTAGTTCTTTTAAACCACAAGAGGAAAACATTGGTATCAAAAACAGTATTGATATTAAAAATAAAGAACTAAGACCAAGACACTACACTAATTCAGTTAATTTAATTTTTGGTCCTGTCACCAATGTTGATCCAACGGAAGATCTTAAATTTAATATAATTGAAGGAGTTAATGTTAGAAGAGCGGATGACGTTGTAACTCTAGATTATGCTGATGTTGAATATATTAAACAATCTTTTGCGACAAGATCTGAGAGTGTGACTCCTTTCCTCATTAGCTTCTGGCAGGGAACGCTAGAATTGACACCATCTTCAGATACTTGGGTTGACACCACTCGTCTTGAAGCAAAAGTTATTAATACTGAGGGTAACTATGCAGAAACACTTAATAATCTAGCAAGAACACAAAATGTGGATCCTCAAACTGGATTTGGTCCAATTCTTTGGGATTCCTGGCAAACCAACTGGACAGGTAGAGATGTTATAAACTCATCAAGAACTAGAGAGGTTTCTTTTGGTGGAGAGTGGATTGGATGGGCTGGTAGACCTGGAATACCAGGAACTGCTTGGGGAACCAGAACAACTCAAGTTGTTAGAGATGATTTAAGAGAGATTGTAGAAACAGGAGTTCAGACAAGAACAGGAACACGAACTATTGTTACTGAGCAATTTGATAGAACTTCTGTTGGCGATAGAGTTGTGAGTAGAGATCTTATACCATTTATGAGATCTAGAAACGTCGAATTTGTCTCCAAAAAAGTTAAACCACTCACAAGACTTTATGCATTTTTTGATGGTAAAGACGTAACTAAG